ACCTCATCGATATGGAAAAGGGTGAAGTTACATTTTGGGAAAATGTTGGTGTTGACCCAAATTATATTTACGAGTTAGCTGAAGAGGGGTGGGAAGAATATGTTTAACCAAGTTTTAAACCGTCACTAGACGTAATATACCAATTACCCTCAACAAATTGAAATTGAACACAGGCTCCTTTTTCTAAAAGGAGCTCATCCCAATCTTCATCTATCTTACCGACATCAGATTTAACAACAACAGTTGTTAGAGATTTAACAACAACTCTACTACTTTTTTGTGAATTTAAAGTTACTTCACATTCATCAACATTTTTTATAATTAATATTGTCTCTTCATCAGTCAGATAATTTGATGTTGAGACAACTTTTGATAGATCTTTAATTGTTTCAATAACGACTTTTGGTTCAACCACAGTTTGTGTCTGATACCTAACCACGTTTTTTCTTTCTGTTGTATTAACTCTATTAATCATATTACATATATTTGTCTTGGCATTGCTCGGAACTTTAAAGCTTTATTTAAATTTTCAGCAATTAAAGCCTCACGCTCCATAACTTTTTCTGGTTTCAATCTGGTAAGTCGTCCTTCAGCACCAATTAATTCCTCAATTAATTTTGTTTTTTCATCTTTTGCTTCAGTACCTAAAGTCTGCCATTCCATTGTTAAATCACCATCTGGTGTCTTTAAATTACCACTAAACTTACCACGAACTTTTGAGAGTACTTCTTTACAGTAAGCAATAAACCATCTTCTAACCCAGATTTGTGCTGGGTTATTTAAATCTTGCCAACTAATTTTATCAAAAGGAACATCAGAAGGTAATTTGATAATATCTGGATTATCTTTTAAACATTTATCTCTATCTTCCGGACCAACATCATAATACCAATACCAAACTCTTCCTTTTGTTAAAGCGGTATTACCAAAATCAAATTTACCACCTGGTGTATTCATTAAGTGAATTGCTTTTTTTCCGTCTGGTAATGCTGTAATTCTGTATGTTAAATCACCTAGTATAATTCTTTTTTGTATGTTTATTTCTTGCATTCTCAATAAAGTATCAAAAGCTGGTGTTAAAAAATAACTACCTGCCATGTTACCCATTTGAGCGTATCCACCAACACCACCAAGACCACCACCACCAATACCACCAAACGACCAAGGATCAAATAAAAGATTATTCATTGTTGGTGGTGTAAACCACAACAATTCATTTATTTCTCTGTTTGCTGGAATTTCATAGATCTGTTGTCCTTTTTGTAATTGAATATAATCTTTTTTTAGAACGTAATCACCACCAGCTTGTAAACCGACAATCTTTGAATACGCATAAGTATATCTTGTTTCATAATCCAAACTTCTAGTTGTAAAAGCTTTAGATAAAGATTGTGTATCTAAATTCAAGTTATATAGATTAGTCCATTGAGACTCAATTAACCAATCCTGAACATACTGAGAATACTCATCAATAGAAAACTCTAAAAGAGTGTCCATTTGTTCATCCTCTAATTCAACACTTCTTAATGGTGCACCAAGTAAATGTCTAATTTTTTTGTAAAGGTTGGATCTTTCCGGTTCGTTAATAATTGACATAGTGATTTTTTAATATAAATATTACAATAAATTATTTTACACCTACTATTCTACTAAGGTCTAGTTTAAATCTTTCGTTTTTTGATAGTGATCTTATAACATCTTGTGGGATATTATCCCCTAACCTACTAACACCATACTTCTCACCAAAAAAATTCATTAAATCAACAATTTTTGTTGTTTCTGGAGTATTACTTAAAAAAGAAACATACTCATCTTGTGATAAGATCGGAAACTTAATTTGTCCGGTCATAGTTGGTTTATATTCTAAAATTTTTGATGAAAATGTTATTGTTTGCGAACCTTTTGTTTTTGCGGCCATTAACATTTCTGGGATTTTTGCAAGTTGGATTAATTTATTTCTATCAAAATAATATAAATTAATTTTATTTTCACTACCGGAAGGAATACCAACTAACATTCCAGTAATTTCCTCCAATAATTTATTTAAAATGTCCTCAGCACAGTTTCTAATATCTTGATTTTTATGTCTTAAAATAAGTTCTAGAAAATTTGGAAATTGTGACATTCTTATTAATTCTTCTTTATTTTCAGGACTACCATTATAGTTTATAATATAACTGTTAACAGATTTTTTAATACTTTTTAAATTTATTTTTTCTTTTGTATTTCTAATTATTTTACAAGAAATTTTATCACCATTAGTAGTAAAAACATCATAAGGTGAATTTAAACTTACTGCCAATTGTCCACCCAACAAACCAGCAATTAATGCTTCAAAATCATAACCCCTTGTTCTACTTTTAACAAACCTTTGGAAATAATTCTCAAATCTAAATTTTGATCTTTCTGAAACATTAGATAAATCTAAAGTCATAAGACCCTCAATTTTACGATTAAAGTTAAGAGACCCTCTTTCTATTTCTGCTGTAATAATATTACTAATAGCAGATTCTGCGGCTTCAGCATCTAAAGGAATTAATCTAATTTTTTGTAATTCACGACTCATTAATTTTTTGATATCTTGACCTGTTTCTTCATTTTCTAAAAGAACTCTAATGTAAGATTCTTTAACAAATTTTTTATTCTTTAATTCATATAACTCATTTACAAATTCCCAATTTACATGATTCCAGAAATTTTTAATATATTCATCTCTTTTATTTCTGTATCTCAAATAATAAGCATGTTCCCAAACATCAAGACCAAGTAATGGATAACCACCATCTTTAATAATGTTCATAAGTGGATTATCTTGATTTGGTGTAGACATTATTTTTAACTTATTATTTTTTGTTAAAATAAGCCAAGCCCACCCAGAACCAAATCTATCAAGAGCAACTTGATTAAATTCGTCCTTAAGATTTTTTATATTTCCGTATTGTTTTTTTATTTTTTCATAAACTTCACCGGAAGGTCTTTGTTTTTTTGGTGATAACATTTTCCAAAATAATGCGTGGTTAAACGCACCCCCAGCATTATTTCTTACCTTTTCGTCAAACTTACTTATTGATTTAATAATATCTTCCAATTCTAGGTCTTTGTAATTCTTTTTTGATAAAGCATCGTTTAATTTTTTTACATAACCCTTGTAATGTTTGTTATAGTGAATATCCATTGTTTCTGGATCAACAAACTGTTTCATAGCTGAATATGAGTAAGGTAGTTTTTCAATACCAATTTTTTTCATCTCAAGAAGAAAATTGTTTTTAATTTCTTCTTTTTCTGTTAATAAAATTTGTTCATTTAATAACTGAACATTTTTCATTAATTTTGTTGTTGATTCAAAAACTAAACCATTATAATGTGGGTAATCAGCCTCAAACATTTTAATTAATCTACCAGCAAAAGCATTTGCCTCATCTTCGTTTTGACCTCCAATGTCCGGACCTCTTTCTCTACCCAAAACTAATCTCTGATGTGCGTGAACCCATTCATGTGCAAGAGTTCTCATTATATCCCTATTTAATCTATTTCTAGATAAAACTCTTAGTTCACCATTCATGTTTTGAGAACCTGTTGACATCGCACCATTTTTTTTACCAAGAAATAAAATAGTTAATGGATTCCCAACTGGGTATTTAGAATTAATAAATTTTATAAAATCGTTATACATTTTCTTGTCTTCCGACGAAAGACCAGAATCAATATGTTTTACAGTAACTTTCATTATTTATAAATACTATAAAAAACAAAAGAAACTAAGGTCTTTTATTGATTAACTTTAAGATTTCCTCAACAACATCACCAGAGTCTTGAACCTCATCGCCCATTACGGTGCCGATTATTTTTTTCTTTTTATTAAGAATATCATAGATTACACCTTCAATTGTGTTTTCAAAAATTGGGTAGTATACAAGAACGTTATTTTTTTGACCATAACGGTAAGCTCTATCTTCAGCTTGAGCATGTTCTGCTGGTACAAATGATAAGTCGTTCATAATTACAACTTCAGCAGCTGTTAAAGTAAGTCCAACACCGGCAGCTTTTAAATTCCCAACAAATACTTTAACTTTTTCATTTTCCTGAAATTGATCAACTGCGTATTGTCTCTGAACTTTATTACAACTACCATCAAGATATACAGATTCTTTTCCAAAGTGATTATGTATTAGTTGTAGAGTATCAGTAAAGTTTGTAAAAATAATAACTTTTTTTCCTTGGTCTATAATGTTTTGAACAAACTCAATAGTTTCTTTTACTTTTTCATTCGCAATTACTTTTCTTACTTTCATAATTTTTGAAAACTGGATTGTAAGGGATGAAGATTCTTCTTTTTTATTTTCCAACCAATCATAATATTCACCCATCAAAT